GTTTACTCGTTGATTGAGCAATCATGGCTACTGCGTCTGTCGCTCTCCCAGTTGATCAAGTTGTCGTGTTATCCAAGTGGGGAGTTAAGTGGATTAAATATGCTTTTGACAGACTGGTGAACGGGAGTGACGTTCACCAGTGCGCTGGCCGGCTTCTTGTGGAATTGGAGGGAACAACAGAACTCCCTCAGTCACTGTTAGAAGTCCATGAAGTCACGTTTAAGAAAACTGTTACCGAAGATGGGGGTGAACGAAAGACCATTATTGACAACAAGAAGCGTTCCGTGCGGGTACGGAAAGGAGGCAGGTCTAGGTTCGCAATGGCCCTGGCAAAAGAGGCCTATCTCAAATTCGGTGCCAGGCCCTTCACACAGGCTAATACTTTGGTCACACGTAAGTGGTTGGTCAAGTATTTGGAAGGGGATCAGTTTGTTGATATGAGAACATGTGATAAGATTGTGGCTATTGATAGGGCAATGTTTCTTTCATTTGTCCCGACAATAGCTCACAACAACATGAGAGTTGTGTCTCAGGATAGCGCTATCACAAACATGATCAATGGCATGACCACCTCGTTCGGAAAAGTGTTCTCCATCGTGGGAACGCTTCCTGAATAGGGGTGCCCAGTCGTTGGACTAGGGCGGGGATGTGGTGTTAGTCGTGCCACTATCCCTGAGGCCCGCTTGCTGGTCAAGCAACGATTGGGTATAACAAAGAAGCGTGAGTTCGTTTGTGTTGCCGGTGTCTCTCCAGACATCGACATTGTGCCGTTCAATCACAAGATCAGTACCCTCGAACGGGCAGTTAAGGAGCGTGTGTTTTGTGTCAAGAATGTCAAAGGAAAGACTGGTCTTGATGTGGAATTCACTTCCCCACCTGCCCCCGTCGCTGGTGCATTTGACAGGTTGGGAGAAACCCGTCGCTTGCTCTCTACTTTTCTTCCCTCGACCGCTCCTATCTCAGCTCGTCAATTTGTTGACAGCTATAGGGGCCGCAAGAAGCAATGTTATGAGCAAGCTCTTCAAGAGTTGGAATTGGGAACTTCAACGCTTGAGGAGGATGCAAAAGTGAAGGTTTTCATTAAGTACGAGAAGACTGATCGCACAAGTAAAGCTGATCCCGTGCCGAGGGTTATTTCCCCGCGCAGCCCAAAATTTAATATCCGGTTGGGCAAGTATTTGAAACCCCTTGAGGAAAGGATTTTCAAATCTTTGGGTAAGCTTTTCGGGCATCGAACAGTCATGAAAGGCATGGATGTGTTCCAAGTTGCGGATTGCCTCAAGGAAAAATGGGACATGTTCAAACATCCAGTCGCTGTTGGATTGGATGCTTCCAGGTTCGATCAACACGTTTCTGTGGACGCGTTGAGATTTGAACATGGTGTCTATCTTGATTGTTTCAAACGGAAACATCATAAGACCAAGCTTGCAAATTTGTTGAGATGTCAACTTGAGAACCACTGTACCGGTTATGCAGAGGATGGTGTATTGAAATACACTACCACTGGTACCCGAATGTCAGGGGATATGAACACTAGTTTGGGTAACTGTGTCCTTATGGTCTCCATGATCCACGCTCATCTTCTTCATTGTGGTGTCAACGGTCAGTTGGCAAACAATGGTGATGATTGTGTTGTTATCATGGAGTCTGATGATTTGGACAAGTTTTCCCATGGTTTGTTCGATTGGTTCTGGGACATGGGTTTTAATATGGCTATTGAGAAACCCGTGTTTGAGTTTGAGCACATTGAATTTTGTCAATGCAAGCCTGTTTTTGATGGTATGAAATGGAGAATGTGCAGGAATCCAAGCACAGCAATTGCTAAGGATTCAGTTCTGCTTAAGAATGGAGTCTCCATGGATTATTTCCGTTTGTGGTTGAATGCTGTTGGTGAGGGCGGGCTGTCTATTGCAGGCGGCATGCCCATTTTTCAGTCATTCTACCAGATGTTCGTGCGCAACGGTATAACCTCATATCGTAAATCTAAAGGCAATAAGAAGGTTGTGCTTACCTCTGATGAGTTGATGCCTTGGTTTATGCGAGAGGTTGGACTGAAAGGGAGCTGCAAGTCATCACTTGTTTCCGATGCTGCAAGGGCTTCTTTTTGGTCTGCTTATGGTGTTACCCCTGATGAACAGATTGTTCTTGAGGAGTATTACGATGGGCTTACCGTTGCTTGTTTTGGGAATGATTGGTTTCCGCGACCAGTCAATCCTGATTGTTTGTGAGTGTGTGTGTGTGTTATGGGGTCGGTGTTGATTGTCCAAAACCAATTTGATGGGCTAATACAATAGCCAAGAGACTGCACGGACAACCAATTGGTTGGAGCACCGATGAACAGTCCCGTTGTGTGCGGGATCCCATGTTACATGTCTTTTATCACTGATTTTTATTTAGACGCTTTCTCTGGTACTGATCGTTATTCACCCACTTCTACTTTTGAAATGTCTAAGCCGACGCGTACTTCTCCATCTCAACCTGCGCCAACGTTTTACACAGGTGTACCTGTCTCTGGGCTTGCTCCTACCCCCACTTATGTAGTAGCAAAACCACCCAAGGCAGGTTCCATGTCTCGTGTTGCTAATGAGTTGGCTTTGGCTCCTGTTCGTAAAGGTTCTTTATTGACTCAGGTGGTGCATGCTCCTGTTTCTGCTGGTTATGGTATTAAGCGTAAGACCGCTCCTAGGATGAGGAACACACAACGTGGGGTTGTGGTGTCTCATTCTGAAATGGTTGGACCGCTGATATCTTCTGGTACAACTCTCACATTTGATTGTCATGGGTATCGGTTGAATCCTGGGGTTACTTCGTTGTTTCCTTGGGTTTCCACCATAGCCAATAATTATGAGAAGTACCGGTTCACAATGCTCAAGTTTCATTATGTTCCGATCTGTGCCACTTCAACGGCCGGAAGGATAGGAATTGGTATCGATTATGATTCAACTGATGTTGTGCCATTCAATCGACAGGAATTCTTTTCTTTGTCCAGCCATTCTGAAGTGGCTCCTTGGCAGAACACGGAGCTTGCTATTAAGTGCGACAATACTTTCCGGTTCACTGGTACCCATTCTGTTGCAGATTCAAAACTGATTGATCTTGGCCAATTGGTTGCGTATTCTGACCAGGTGGTAAGTACCAATGTTGTACTCGGAGATATATACGTATCTTATGTTGTTGAGTTTATTGAGCCCCAGCAGGCATTGATGGCTACCCAAGGGTTTAAGAACCCTGGTAGCCTTACCGTTGGTACCCAGTTTAGCTCATTGTCCACTTCCACTGTCTATGGTCCCTTTGTCAGTCAGGGTTTGGTCGCTAGTTCTTCGGCCAATTTGCAGATGACTCTTGGATTGGGCACGTATGTAATATTGATTAACACCAATTGGTCTTCTGGCACAGCCACAATCACTCCCACCATTTCCACAGGTTCTGGAACAATTACCACTGGTAAATCGGTGGCTGGTACGTCCTTCCTTGTTGGGTGGTGGCCTGTGAATGTGACATCTGCCACAGCTGTTGTCCAGTTTGCTGTTGGTGGCACAACCTGGGATGCAAATATAACAAATGTTGAAGTTTGGGTGTCTAGAATAGCGGCACCAGTTTTCACTTTATGATTGGCGTGTGCGTTGACTGGAACGTAACCAGCGTCTTAGCAGTGGCTATACTGTTGTCACACAATTAGTAACTTGTATGGTTGCCTCATGGCCGACGTATCACCTTTGGATGGATCCTGGGAAACAGGCTTCGACGGGCTTTGGGGATGGGCCTTCCATGCCAGTGAAAATTGATTGTGTATAAATATTTCTTTTGTGTGTTCCCATGTGTGGTCTAAAATCTTCGGGGCCTTGACCGCACGCCG